GAATCAATCTCGCATCAATCTATGTTGTAAGCTGTTGATGATCAAAGAGTTAATAAAACGAACCCGAAAGAAAAACAAAAATATACGAGTAAACGCATCAACGCATCATGATAAGATGATACGATAACCAAGCTTTCGATCGATCAAACAGCTGAATAGCAAAGTGAACAATCGAACTATTTACTTGAACGATTCTAAGCTTATTAGACATAACCACTATTGTGCGAAGTAATTTATAGCGAAATAACATCCCCTCCCCTATAAGAATCTTGCGGGTACATGGGGTCAAATAAACTTCGCCCGTATATAGCGTAAGGCGTTCAGATTTTTCTGCCGAAACCTTTCGACTTAAGCTTTGTGTGTGCTGTATGTTACGGCTGTATGACGGCCTTCTTTACTGACTTTGATCCGATCCCTATAACAGAACCGAGCTTCCCGTTATACGAGTGGGAATGTGTCTTCTTTATTTAGAGTCGCTGTTATCGCTTGCATCGGCACGATTAATGTAAGGCATCTACAGCGATCCTTACGTAATCTTCGTCAGAAGGTTGGGTAGATGTCTTCTTCGGTGTCTTCTTCTTCATCGGTTGTAAAGTCTCCTTCGTTGAGCATGTCTAATGCGTTATCAGCGTCAGCTGTAAAGATAACGTCATCTGTTTCAGTAAGTACAGACAATTTACAGAAGTCCAGACATCCGGCTATGGTGTAATCGTTTAAGTCGTACTCACGTTTGAAGTGATACACAAGCTTCGCTAATTCGTACTGGAACGTTTCTGTTTGTTCGTTAATGTCCATGATGATGTTGTAACTATAGCATAAGGTGAGACGTTTTCATAGGTAAATCGACGACCAAGCTGTACACCGCTTAGATACTACATCTTTAACTTTTATGCTTTACAACGTCCCTTCGGCTGTTACTTTGTATAATAATGAGATTTAGATAGTACCTAAAAGGTCCGTTTAAGAGGTCTCATACCGATAGGTATATAGATAACAAGATAAGCAATACCTACTAAGATGTTACATTAGCTGACGCTTACTTTAGCTCGTTATTCCATAAGAACCTTAAAGATACAGCAGCTCCATCAGATCAATCAGTTCAGTTATTTAGTTAGCTCATACATCCGTTCTTTCGCTAACATCTCTAAACGGTCAGATTGATAACGTGATCTTTAAATAAGTCTTTTAAGGATAATTGTGTCTACAGACGTAGACCTAGTAAATTTAAAGTCTAACTTTAGTATTTCAAGGTAAACTATAACAGATATATAACTGTATTTAAACTAAGTAAGAAATTGCAATATATAGCTACTAAAAGTTTGTTATAACAGTAATTACATCCAAAGGTTAGCTACAGCTTTGTTATTACGTTTATGGAAGCTATCAGTAAACTTTGTTAACTCTTCCTGTAGCAGCTCCTGTTTTCTTTCTAACATGTTTCTATCAGCTGAAGCAGCCATCTGTTCTGTCCAATAAGCAACAGCAATAGCTAAAGCATCTAATCTATCATCGTGTGTTATACTACCTCTTTCTTTTGTTATACGAGATAGTTGATGAAACAGTTGGTAATAAGCTTGTTTTTCTACAGGGTAGCTAAGAGCAGACTGATAGTCATGCTTAATGACTTTAGGATCAACAATAAGTCTATGAGCGTTAAGCACTGGTTCTAAGGTATCTATGATCCGTAGCTCCTTTTGCTTAGAGTGTCTTACCTCCTCTATTGTTACAGGGTATGTTGTTCTAAACAAAGGTTTAATAAGTTCAGTAAAGATACCGTCACCAAAGTTACTTTCTACTACGATCTTGTTAACTTTGTTTCGTTTAGCTATATCAACAAGTTCCTTTAGTGTTTGTTCGCTGTACCCGCCTTTAAGACCTCCTGCTTCCGGTACATACAAATAACCATTCAACATACACACAACAGCGTAACCAGTCTCGTCTCCACCTCTACCGGATGGGTCAATACTCATAACACTACCTGTGTACGGTATTAAGTCACCCGTTGTACTGCTAGGTCTTTTATAACGATCTCCATTGAATCCTACATTAGGCAGAGATAGATCAGCGTTAGCTATATCAGAAGACCAAATAACTTTTTCGTAAGCAACCTCCACATCGACATCCATAACTATTAAGTCATTTATTTTTAGTGGGTATCTGTCTTGGTCGCTAAGTCTAGGATTCAGTAAGAACTGTAGAGAGTAACCGCTGCGACCGTAGGATAGCTTCCTTTCCTCTAAATCTAAATCAGTGAACCGTAGGGGTTCTGTTGATGTACCTATTGTCTCTTCTGTTATGTTATCTCCGACAAAGGGCGATAAATCGTCTCCGTATATGTTAGCTACATCAGACTCCCTTGGATACTCAGAAGGCCATATAGATGCCTTGTAGCCCCTTTCTCGTAGCTTCTGGTAAACACTCTCTTCTGTCTGCGGTGTACCAAGAAATATAATCTTAGAAGTATCTAATGGTTTTATGATAGCATCTGTTTCCTTTACCTGCTCAGATAGCTTATCCCTCATACCTTGTGTAGCTGCATTGTTAGCCACCTCTATATCATCGCAGATAATAATGTCAGCACGACTACCAGTTAACTGTGATGTTATACCAAGACTCTTAACGGAGGGTGCATGAGAAGCTCCGGCTGGACCAACATCAAACGATAGTTTACTAAACCTTTGATTCTCGTTAGGTTTTAAATGTCGTAACACAGGCATCTCCTGTATCAGTCGTAGCACGAATGTACTGAAGTCGTCTGCCCGGTTTTTAGATGCAGACACAACAAGAATGTTTTTAGAAGGATCAAGTAATAACTCCCACACTACATAAGCTGATGTAATCCAACTCTTCCCGCACCCACGGAACGCCATCACTATACTACGCTTAGGACCGTTCTGTAGGTAGTCGCAGATAGAGTACTGTAAGGGGGTAGGGTCCGGCAGGTTCAAATGCTTCCATACCAGGTATACGAAGTTCTTAAAGTTCTTTAACTGCGGAGGTACTATTACATTCCGTTTGGTAGCCATCTCTCGGTATTACGGTTTCCTTTACTTATATTCCACTTAGCGGGTACAACCTGTAGGTTACTTGGATGGTGTAGCCCGCCTACAGATAAAGGTACAATGTGATCTACATGAAAGTCTATTCCTAGTTTATTTTGGAGTCTTACACGGTATGCGTAGATTTGTTTGATTAAACCTTCTTCTCTTTCAGTAAGTTCTTCTAAAGCTTTTTTCTTAGCGGCTCTCCTTTTGTTCATAACAACAGCCATAGCAAGTTTACCTTTTTCTGTTTTAAAATAAGCCGCTAGTCTTTGTTTTTCCTTACCAGATTTAGCATATGCTTTACCTTTTTCAGTTTTCCTCCACTTCCTAACTTGTTCACGCTTCCTCGCTCTTTGCTCTTTTGTTATCGGTCTTTCTCTTTTTAATTTATTATTTCTTAATCTTTGTTTTTCATTAGATTCCTTACTGTACCAAAGTTCACTATCATCTGAATAACATCTATAAAAAAAACCTTTAGGTAGACCTGTTTGTAATACTTTCTGATTAACATAACTACCCCTACTATAATCGGAGGTGTTACTTAACATTTTATATGGAATTTCTTCTACCCAGTGTTCTTTACCTTTTCCCCAACCTCTATAAAACAAACTAGCTACGGTAGGGTGTGGGTCTCTGTATTTAAAAGTACCTTTAGGTTCTCCGGTCTGTAACAACTTTTGATTCAGCTTACTACCTCTACGATAATTATCTATCGTATCAAATAACTCAAGCTTCAGCTGCATCATCTTCCCCAAAGGGTACATTAATTAGCGTGTTATTCAAAGCATCTAATGGTGTACCTACTCCGGAGTCCATAACAACATTGTTATCCTTGAGGAACTGTCTAGCTCCGTTAAGTAGTGCAGCGTTGTACTCGCCCTCAGCTTCCATCAGATCAATACTGTTACGATACGCACCAGCTATCTTGTCGTGCAGTTTACTCCCTTCGGTATGACTTAACATATAGTTAGTGTATTAGTAGTTGTTATCTTTGTAAACAAAAAGAGGCAGCCCGATTGGACTGCCCCTTAATGATATGAGTATTAAAACTCTTAGCTTAAAGCAGCTTCGAACTCAGCAACGGTTCCTAATTCAGTTCCGTTGTGGTAGAGGTCTGCATCAAACTTAGCAGCAGCAGCTGATCCGTCAGTCGAAGAGATGTCAGTAGCAGCAGCAGTTG